TCAAAATCTTCATGGCAGAGATATTCCCACTCTGCCACAAGTGCGTTGATAAGATCTGCTCTAGTGTAATTCATCGACGAATCTCACTGATAGCAGGTTGACCCTGATTGAACACAACATCAACAACTGCCTGAACTTTCTTGGCAGTGCTAATACCAACACTGTCATAAGTTGGGATGCAAACTAGGCCAAACGTCTTAGATTCTGCACCCAAACGAATCACACGACCGATGGATTGACTGATGCCAATGTAATCCATGTTCCGCATGAAGATAACAGCTTCAAGACCATTCACGTTGATACCCTCAGAGAGAATACTGTGGTGAATGACAACAAACTTGCGATCAGATTCTTTGCCCCACTTGTTCAGTGTCTCAAAGAACTTTTCACGATCAACTTTCTTGCCGTCGATGATTGCACCTGTCTTAGATGTAATCATCATCCAATGATAGTCACGCTCAACAAGATCAGCAACAAAATTAGATTGAGAAATAAGACCCACAATCTGCTTCGTAGAACGAGCACAGATCAGAATCTTGTCCACTTCATTGTCATCAATGGTTTCAATCAGATTGTCACCATCTTCGGCATACATGACCTTGCGACCCTTGATAACATCAAGTTTCTTGACCACAACTTTAGGAGGAAGAATGTAACCCTGTTGCACAAGCTCTGGTGCAGGAACATTTTCAAGAACCTGACCATAAACAGACCAATTCATGCCTGGTTTGTTAGGTGTCAGAGAATGTTTGGGAGTTGCAGTATAACAATATGCACGATCTGCGTTCTCTAGGAAGAACTCAGTCGCAGGGAAAAAGTTCTTCTTGACGCTGTTATGTGCCTCGTCAAAGTAAATAGCATTTACCTCAATGTCTGCCTCTTGAATACGATGCAGAGAATTGTAAGAGGTGAAGATGATAACATTCTCACCACATGCACGAGCACAGTTTGCATAAAGGTGAATCTTCTCAGCATTTGTGGTGCTGGTGTAGTGTGTTTCACCACTATGAACGTGCATCACATGCAAATATGGATCACTGTTGTTAGGATCAAGAACCTCCATAAATTCACTGCAAAGTTGCTCTGCCAACAAAATGCGGGGAGCAACAACAACAGTGGTGGTGCCGTTGTTGATAACATCGTGACGACGCTGAGTATCAAGAATCATGGTGAGAGTTTTACCACCACCAGTCGGCACAATAATCTGACCCTTGTTGTATGTAAGCATACGATCAAGGATGCGTTGTTGATGCTTACGAAGAGAAATAGTCACAGTGGGTGGTTTGATACCTGAATAATATAATAGCACCCTTACAGGCGATTGTAAAGGGTGCTGAGGACGCTTACACTATAGGAACGCTTTAGAGGGCCGGCCTCTATCTGGGTTCATATTCTTTTGCTGGTTTGTTAATTCCTTTCACTAAATGGCGACGGAGTTTCTCACCCTGCCTACGAATCTGTCTTCTTTCTTCTCTACTCTTTCCAGATGCTGGTTGTGGTTTATAGTTAGGATTTACTTTCTTTGCAGACTTTTTAGCAAGAAGTTTGGTTGCTTGTTTCTCAACATCCTTAGATGTTGTCTTAGTTGTTGATGCTGTGCCACCCGACTTTCTTGCTGCCGCTCTTGCTTGTGCTGCTCTCTTTCTTTCAGCTTTTGCTGCTGCTAATTGTTTCTCTCTAGCAGATCCTCTCTCTTGTGTTGGTTGTTGTTCTCTCTCAGATCTTTTACGCTGTTGACCAATATCTTTGCGTGGTTTGTAGTCCTTAGCGGGGACCATCTTGCCCCCGCCAACAGCTTTCATCCTGCGCTTTTCAGGTTCTGTTTTCTTACGTTCAGCACCGATTCTTCCGCCCTCGCCAGTTCTCCTAATTTGAGAACGTCCTTGGACTTCTTTATCATATACTTCAATAATGAACTCCTGAAAAGTTTTCATCTGAGAAAAGAACTTACCTCCTTTTATTTAGATGCTCCAGGTTTGTAAACTAGATCATTCTCATACATCTCAGCAACTCTGGCACGACGCATTGTGACCAATTCGTCATATCGTCGCTGTTGTTCAATAGTAAATGTAAAAGATTGCTTGCGCCAGATTTCACGCAGGTCTTGGAGTTGATACAGGATTTCAGATGATTTCATATCAATAATCGATGTTAGAGTTAAGGTATTCTTTCATGTTGAAGTCTTGTTCATCTTCGATCAGATCTTCCAGATCTTGATAAACATGATCGAAATTGACCAGTTCTTCAACTTGTTGCTCAGACAGGTAATAATCCATAAAATTGGTGATTACATTAGTGGAACAGTTTAAAGGGCCGGCTTACTTAACTAGGATTTGAAAGTCTTTGCATCCCTCCTTCTTTTTGATAGTTTCCCAGAAGATTGCATCATCGATTTTAACGAAAGTTGCTGTGTGCTGTGCATAACCTTTCTTCTTTGGTTTTAGATACTTCACTTGGTACATCATTCCAGTGTCTCAATACTCCAGATACAATAAAAGCGTTAGTGACCATGTAACTAACAAATATAATGGTGCGTATGCCAGCAACGTAATTATCGTAAGGAGCTGTTTTGTCGTCACTGAAACTTCCGATGGCATACTTCCATATTTCCCAGATTTTAGTCATATTTTACAGCAATAGTAAACCGATGTCTATCTCTAAATGATGTTGCCCTGTGCAACAATCGTGCATCAAACATCATCAATCGGTTAGGAAGTGGCACAACTCCTTGTATATTTCCTTGCACATATATCTGCGTCTCTCCACCATCATTCGGTTGCCAACTACGTTGAGGATAGTATAAGAAAGTCACACCTTTATCACCATCTGTATGAAAATAAGGCACTTCTCTGGGTGCAAAGCAGTTAATATACATTCTATAGAATGTTAAGCCTTCAGGCACCAATGGTTGTGTCTTAGCATAAAACAATTCATGAACATATTGATTGTTTGGAATATCATGAGTTACCCCTGTGGGTGGTGTATCACCATCATCAGATTCACCATATCTGTATGATGCTCCCTCACAATAATCTAAAACGTGGTCTTGCTCTTCTTCTGTTAAGAAGTCATCGTAAACTCTAAGCATCATCGTCATTCCCGTAACTCATTACAGTTAAATTAAATGAAACTGTAACTCTTGGTTTATCTGGTGTTGGTGGATAAGATTTAACCTCATGATCCAAATAAGATGGGAACATAAGCAAATCACCTTCAGTCACTGGTGGACAATACTTTTCAGAATAGTTTGTATTATTCATATCAATAGAGTGTCCCCTGATTAAAGCCAAAGGATCAGCAAATGTCAGAGGTGCATGAATCTCTGGGTCAAACGATAAAAAGTGAACACAAGCAAAATGTGTGGGATTGATAGGATCTCCTACATGATTGTGTGCCTCTTGATATTCACCATTGCTGTAACTGTTGTACCAGATCTCATCAATCTGCACAGTAAATTTCTCATCAAAGAATCGTTTGATGACATTAAAGTATTGTCTCTTCAACTCAACGTTGTCTGATAAATTTCTACTTATCTCATCATTTTCAAAAGACGTTGTGATATTTGTTGTCAACCATCCTTCAGGAGTTTGACAATTATCTTTGGTCTTTTCAACGAAAGGCATAATCATACCTTTCAGTTTTTCATTATCCTCTACATTTCCTTTGTAGTAAGATATTGGATAAATTTCAATTCTTGACATAACTCATTCAAGGATCCTTGTGTCTATACTGTTGAGATTTATATTCATCAACATTATTATCTCTCCTGTTTCTGACATATTCTAATTCATGCCACATAAACTGTGGACAAACCACAAGAACATGAATCTTTTTGTGCTTTTCATTTACAGTATATTCACAGTGAGGTTTATCCTTAACACCAACTTCGATGCTAATAGAGTCATCACACTTGAAATAAACCCATCCCTCATCACTGTGACCGGGACGTTTCCATACAACGTAGTCATCAACTTGAGGAATATATTTCATTGAAAAGCTGCCATCAAGGGATTGAGATTTAACTGCATAGCAGTATAAGGACGAGTATTCTTAATGTCTACTGTATCTCCAAGCTTGGAGAAGTTGACAGGCGCTGAATACTTTCTTGTCTTTGTATTGTAGAATCCCCAGACGGACTTAGGTGCCACATCAGTATAGGAGAAAGTACCATCATTGACAATGCAAATCCGATGAACATTGCGTCGGAACTCATCAACTTCA